TGCCATCGGAGTAGCTGCATTGATTACAGAACCGATGGCTGCATCTCTGGCTGAGAAGTTCGCTCTATTCGGATTCTCATAATCGTCATAAGCAGCCGCATCAAGACCTTCAATGGCAATAGGAGCAGCCATCGCATCAGCAGCAGTAACAGCACCTCTCAATGTCTTAACGGCTTTCGGGCCATACTTCATTCCAGCTTTAGCTCCAAGTCTAGCAGCTCCAGTGACAGCACGACCAGCTGGGATTGCGCTAATGGCATTTTCGGCTACATCAAGCGCGAGATCCTTATTAGTCCAGTCTCTTCCGGCGAGTGCTGCTTCCTTCACACGAGGAAACAGGATTCCGAGAGCGGCAGACTTGATCCATTCGATTTTATCTTTCTTCAAATCGCCTTCAAGAGCCATCACACGATCTCTGGCAGTCTGAGCATCGTTAATGGACTGAAGAGCGGCTCTAAAGTCGATACCACTCTTAGCCAAAGCATCTTGCATATCCTTGGCAGTCATGCTTGTCCAATGACGACCGCCATTCCAATCAAGCAATTCATCAGTGCTAGCGGATCCGAGAGATTTAGCAATCAGATCGATAGGTACATTAGGCTTCTGAACCTTGTCTCCTTCGATGGTTGCATTCTTCTTACCGCCGGTAATGCCCTTCTGGAATGCTTCGGTCTGAAGATCGCTCAATGCACTAGTAAACTGCTTCTTATCAGTGTACTGTTTGGCGTAGTTTAAGAATTTCTGGATCAATTCTTCTTCCGTGCGAGCTTCTTTAGCGAACTGGTCGTATTTGTCCCACATTTCGTAATACAGATCATCGCCAAGATCTGCTCTACTCTTTGTGATAACATCGCCTAGCTTTTTAGATTCTATCATTTTCCACTCCATTTTTTAACTGTAGCTTCACCGTTTTCGTCAACATTAAGGTATTGCAGAATTTCCGGTGATCTTGCCTTAATAGTAGAGTAGCTCCAACCCTTAGCCTTCAGACTATCATACTTGGATTTAGCAGAAGCAGCCTTGGTGTTCCAATCCTTCTTAGCCTTGCGAGTAGCTTCGGCCTTATCCGCAATGCCCTGAGCCGTATCGCTACGACCGCCCTTGATAGCGTCTTGGATTTCCTTGAGAAGATCGGCTTTCTGGGAATACAGATCTTCAAGATCGATTTCAGCTTCTTCAGCCTTCTCCCATACGGTCTGGTACTGCTTGCTCAATTCACGAGCTGCGGCAATACGCTTGTTCTCATCTCCTTTAACGGAGAGATAATCTTCATACAGCTGGTCAAGAACGCGAGACTGTGCTCTGGCAGAACGAAGATTCGCTTCCTTCTTCTCGGCTTTCGTCTCTTCTTTGTTAGCATTAGCAAGCGTAAGAGCATTCTGACGATTCTTATCACCTTCAGAGCCTTGGAACTGACGATTCTTTTCAGATTCAGCAGCTTGGAATCCCTGAGTCTTTTCAGTCTGCCAACGAGACATGATGTTGTCCATACCGGAACGATCACCCTTGTAGATGTAATCATTCTTGGCAATTTCCCATTCAGGATCTCCCATCATTTCACGTTCTCTGAGCTTGGTCTGATAATTGATCTCGGCATCAATCTCTAGGATACGAGCCTTAATCTCATCTTCGCGAGCTGCCAACTGCTGGTATCTCTCATTTGCATCCATTGCACCAGTGTTAGATGCAATAGTGTCATTAACAAGACCGGAAGCAATATAACCACGACCTGCAGCCATGTTGCTGCCATAATCTTGAGTGAATTGAGAGCGATAAGGAAGACCAGCTCTGAATCCTTTATTTACATCTTGAATGTTCTGGAGGTTTCTTACACCCATAAATTCATCATTAGCTGGTGTTGCGATAGGCTTAAATGGCTCGACCGGATAGTGTTCTATATTGTGTCCTACGGAACCAAGACCTTCAAAATTAGAAGAACCGGATCCTTCGCTAGCCAGAATTTCAAGCGGACGATTATCCCAAGGAGTGTCTTCTCCTTCTTTAGGTCTATAGATCGGTTCTCTGTACGATCTGTTTGCTTTTTGTCTAGTTTTAGAATAGTCAGGAGCTCCTAAGGCTCTCATACCAGAAAAACGTTTTTCCTTAGTAGTTGCCATATTTGCCTCCTTCAAGCTTTTCATAAACCGGCAATTTCGATCTGTTAGGATCATTTTCCTGATCCTTTCGCATTTCTTCATCGAGTTTCATATTGAAAGATGCTGCTCCCATCGCTCTAGCTCTAGCCAGCGCATCTTTCTCAAATGGATATTTAGCTCTTGTAGCGTACATATTCCTACGACCATTTACAGGCATGTTAGAAATATCGTTTTCCAAAGGCTGATCTTGCTGAACAAGCGTTTCATCAAGAGATCCAATATCTTCAGCACGAATCGTACGCATTTCATTCTGCACTTGCACAAGTTCAGCTTCAAGTTCAGCCTTCTCAGCCTTAAGCTGATCGATGTAGGTATCACCCTTGTACTTGATTGCATCAGCACGCTTCTTCATAGCGATAGCACCACCGATACCTTCGGACAGTCCCTTTACACCACTTAGAAGAGTATTGCGATCGGTATCATTCTTAGATCTCATCTGCTGAGTAATATTCAACATCGGAGAAATGATGTCAACCGCACTCTGTTCATATTTAGGGCCAATTAATGCCATAATTCCTCCTACATGATTTGAGCCAAACCGATCTGCACATCAGTATTGGTACGATTCTGTTCAAGATTAGCCTTGTTTTCAAGCTGTCCGGCAGCCCAGTTCAGGTAATCATCACCGAGATCTTTCTGAGCAGTGATAGACCATTGATCGGACTGGAGAAGAGTGTTAAGACGATTCTGCATATTCGAGAGATAGCCTTGGAATTCATTGTATGTCTGAGCTCTGTCAGTGTTGTATGCACTAAGAGCAGTCTTGTACAACTCATCGGTTTCTCTAGCAGTGTTTTCAGAAATAGCCTTAGCTGCGCCAGTCGAACGACCAAGAGCCGCACCAGCTGCACTATGCTGAACTTTCTGGTTACTACGATCGATCACACTATCCATATACGGATTCAGAAAATCGTCAACCGTTTTGTCATAGTTGAATTTGTAAGCACTCGGATCCGTTAATCCGGCTTCTTCAAAGCGAGCAGCTACTTTGGCATCCCAACTACGAATCTTTGCAGCTGCTTCTTCAGCATCCTGCTGAGTTCCACCCGGTTTGTAGTTTCGGTAGAACTCATCGTACATACGTGCGATTCGGTCATAGCTGGTATTAGTCTGCTTTGATAATTTCCTCAATGCTTGCTGTCTACGTTCTTCATCGTCGTCTTCAGCGATAGACTGGAAGATGCCACCAACTAAGCCCACACCAGCACCGATAGCTGTGCCCCATCCCGGCATAGCAGCTGTACCGGCAGCGGCACCAGTACCTGCACCACCAATTAGATTAGCACCCCAATTAGCTCCTGCCATTTTGAACCTCTCTTAATGTAAACACAGCTTCAAGCTGTTCATTTGCGTTTAAAGTTGTTGAAAGTTTGTCCGTACACAGAATCGTTCTAACTCCACTTGCCGATTTGACAATGGCATAAAACGGTTCATGAGCCGGAAGATCCATCTCAATTCTAGTATGAATATCCATGATAGGACTACTAAGCATGGCGTGACCACGGCAGACAGTGAGACTCACATTGGATTCCCACTTCTTCTGCCATGTTCCCTTAAGTGCGTCTGCTAGAATTCCAGGATCAGTAACATTGAAATCGCCGAGCTTAACGCCCGTATACGTTGATCTAGCCATCTGTACTCCATTAGAAAATATTGCAAGGTTCACCTTGAATCTTAGCATCAATGATCGAGAAGTTCCAAGGATCGCTAGAACTGAATTCAAGCATCAGCACACTGCCCATACCTAGATTCCACCACTGGGTAATCCATTCATATCGTCCGATCTCACCGACAGTACCGATCTCCTGATCGAGCCATGTACTTCCATCCCAGCTATACCTCAATGAGATTCTGGGATTAACATCGGGAGTAGGAACCTGACCGTTGTTCGTAATCAGCTTGAGCGAATCGCAGTAGAACGGAGTCCATCCATCAATGATAGCACCGGACACTCTCCTACGAACGATCTGAAGACCGTCATATTCAGTCCACTTGTTGTCGTCGAGGTAGATGAGCTTATTGTCGAACAGAGTACCGAAGACCAGCTTATTGTAAGCTAGAGTAGCAAACTGCGGTCTCCACATTCCTTCATTATTAGGTTCCAGTGCGTCGTAGGATGCTCTAATACTCCATAGGCTTTCAGTCACATCATAGACGAACGTCCTGTTACCCTGACGGAATGTAATAGCGTAGAAGACATGCTTAGCTTCTTGCCAAACCTGTGCAACAGCGTCTTCAGGATTAGCCAATTTCTCAATCTCTCGTTCAATGTCACTCGTAGAGATTCTGGTAGCAGTAGCTCCTTCAGCCATGAAGATACCATTCTGACCTACATCGGAAGATCCAAGCCAGAAGATGCTCTTACCTACTACGGCTACACTTCTAGGAGCCCTAATACCGATAGCCTGTGCAGCAGTATCGGGAGACTGGAACGGATAATTCACGTCATCATGATACGAGAAGCATTGGAAGCTTCGATCACCGAACGTGTACAAGAAGGATCCTGCCATGAACATGGCTCTAGACGTATCTGCGCACCATTCGGAGTATACAGCAAAGCCCTTAGGGTTGCCTACGTGTGTTCCGTGATCTTCGAGCATGAAGATATCGTCACCATAGATTTCTTCTTCGAACGGATACTGGACACTCAGATAGAATGCATCACTGCCGGAATCAAGCACAGCCAGATAGCCATACAGATAACATACATGCGATGGTCTAATGAGTTCTTCAGTACTTCCGCTCTGTTGAGGTAGAGCGATAGCCTTATAGTCAGCTCTCTGTTCATCCGCAGTCAACGTAGTGTCAACAGCGAATAACTGAGCTCCGTCGGCAACAATCAAGTGAGGATGGGCATCACCGTAGCCACCTGTTTCACACATGGATACAGGTTCAGACAATGCTCCAGAGACTGTACCAATCTCTCTAGCTACGAATTCACTCGTATAGGGATTCTGAAGAATCAAGTAAAGGTGAGATCCATAGACTGTATAGAGCGCAGGATACCCATTGTGACCTCTAGAGCATCTGAACATACCTCTACAGCTATATTCAGGCATCTCTACCATTACGCTAGTACCCTGAATGGATCGGAGAATCTGTCTAGTACTAGACTGGCCTCCTTCCTGAGTTTCGGGGTATAGATTGGAGCTTGTAGCTTCGCATACCTTCGCAATGTTAGACTTCTGGTATCCGCCAACGATCGAGTTGATGATCTGTTGTTTAGCCATGAAACCTCCTATGCCGGGAAGATAAACGATCCACTGTTAAGCTGGTCAAGACTCCAGAGAGTGTTGTTAGAATTTCCGGTTTCACGAAGAATCATCTTGTTGGCTCTGGTAGGAGTCATGACGCTATGTTCAATCTCATCCAGAGTAGTCTTCAAACGTTCTGTGTGTGCCGGATCCAATCTAGGGAATCTTACAGCCAACTTGTAGGTCAATGCAGTTACGAAGAGTTCCTCATAGATATCAGGAATCTTCATAGTAGTATCCAGATCGATGGCATATGCCAAGTTATAGATCACACGGATCTTACCACTTCTAGCATATTCAGTGAATCTGGGAGTAAACCTCAGTTCTACCTTGGTGTCACTAATGTGTTGCCAAGTGTACACATTCTCTCCATAGCCGCCATTGTAGAAATCTTCAAAAGACACGAATGGAAGCTTGAGGTCGCGCTGTAACTGGTTGTGTTCATAGTAGGCTTCCTTAATGTCAGCCAAGTTCTCAACAACCACATCAACGTAGTCGTCCTTGATTTCAGGATCGATAATACCGAGAATGAGCTTATCTTTCCATCCACCCGGAATAAATTCTTTAATAGCTCTTTCTCCAAGGTCACCAGTCAGATGAGCCATTGCCTGTTCCTTGGTCTGCCAGTTCATTCTACGCCATACAATGTCTCCACCAGGATTGTACAATGAGAACGTAGATCTGTCTCCATCATAACCAAGGGGATGATACAGAGTCAGAGCTTCTTCAACCGGAGGCAGTTCCTCAATGTCATGAACGATAAAGAAGTTTACGCCCATGACGTACTGGTCACTGAGAATGTAGTGATCTTCATCAATGATCTGATCCGGAAGAACCAATTCCCTACGCAGGAACTGGAGTAAGTTATGTCGGCTATAATCCGACGCAATGCCCCTCAACAGATTGAGAGCATTTTCTAGCATGTTACCAGGAGCTTCTTGTCTACGATTCACAAGGTTGGCTCTGGCGAGGGCTTCAGTAATTACGTCACGTACTGTAAACATTTGTACCTCTATTCATAGAACAATACATAGTTTTGTAAAATATAACCGTATCCGAAGTGGATACGGTTATACATCAATCCATAAGGAAATTACGAGGCTTTCACGTACACGTTAGCCACAGCACGACGTTCAATCACGCCGAACATTGCCACAACATCCCAACGAGTGGTGTTGGTGAGGTTGTTGAGGTTAACGATACGGTTTTCGTGGATGGCCACATTTTCAACCTTACCGAGCTTAGAATCAGCGTTCGAAGCATCGAGCTTATCGAGCGTGCAGAATTCATAAGCACCATCAAGACGAACCTGACCCATCCAGTGAGTACCGGCATCAAGAGTCTTGACAGCCAAACCTGCGAGTTCAGACAGAGCACTGAAGGAGCTGTTGTCTTCCTTAGCGATTTCACGAGTACCACCCTTGGCGATGGTCGGAGTCGTGTTCTTCTTGTCGAGCTTCAGCGGAATGGCAAGAGAGGTTGCACCAGAGGTCACTTCCACAGCTTCAGCAGCAATGAATGCATACTGTTCGGCAGTAGCGTCACCGATGAGGTCGCAAGCCATCACACCATCAACCCAGAACGGAGTACCCTTGGCAACGGTGAATGCGGCAGAACCAGCAGTCAAACCAATCGTCAACACAGCGTCATAGGCATGAGTGGAGTTGTTGTCACCAGCGAGAGAGGTAACAGTCGTGGGCTTGAGCTGTTCGGATACGTTGATCACCGGCATGAAACGCTGACCACGATATTCAACAGAGTGGAACGTACCGAGGAGACCCTGCTTGTAGAAGGAATCCGGAGAACCAACCGGGTTGAACTGCTGACCGTTGGCGGTGAGAACAGCTTCGATCTTCGGATCAATGAAGCCGTACATCTTTTCGCCAGAGATGGAGTTGAAGTGAGCGGCAACTTCGGCAAGCGGAGTAAAGCCAGAACCAGCGATGGCCACAGTAGCCTTCGGCACAGATTCACCCACAGCCTTACGGATCACATGATTAGCGATCTTAGCACCGTTGGGTTCAGCAACTTCCTTATCCCAGTTCATGTCGGTAACGGCTTCAATAGCGTTCGTTTCGACAGAAGCAGCGAAGTCACGAAGACGCATGGACACTTCACGTTCAACGATGGTGTTCTTCGGAGTACCAGTCGTGATGTTGGCAATAGCACCATCATCGCCACCTTCAACCACTTCGACAGCGTCACGGATAACGAAGGTGTATTCCTGACCATTACGTTTGCCAACCATCTGGTCTTTGAAGTGTTCCTTAGCACCGACAGTAAGGAAGCCAGAGTTGACGAGGAAACGGAGAGCAACAAGGTCGGTGAGCTTGTTGGTAACAATAGTATTCGGCATGATGTACCTTTAAGAATGTTGAGCTAGATAGTTGTGCCAGTAATTCGCATCACGAA